ACTTACAATAGGTTATATTTATCCATATGAGGTCAAATTACCAACACTTTACCCTACAAAAATGGAGAATAATAGACCTAATGCTGACGTAAACTCATCTCTAATTTTACATAGAGTTAAGTTTCACTTTGGTAAGATAGGTCTATATGAAACCACACTTGAACGTGTAGGTAAAACAGATTACACAGAAGTATATGAGTCTACAGAACTTGACGAATACAAAGTATCTGATGCTCCATACTTAGATGAGTTTATTAAAACTATACCTGTGTATGAAAAAAATACAAACGTTGAGATAACACTCAAATCATCACACCCTGCTCCAGCTACATTAAGATCAATGTCATGGGAAGGGGATTACTCACCCAAATACTACCGCCGTGTATAACGTACAACTAACAAAAAAAGAACTTGGATACTTCTATTGGAGAATGAAAACCAACAGATGGTATGAAAGGTATGTCCAAAGAGGCATGAAGAACATGCCATGGGAACCTTGGATGGCAGATACAATAGAAAAGTTAGAACCGATATATGAAAACATTAACAAGTAAATACATTCATCCACTCACACCAGAGGTTGCCCTAGAGGTGGCCTCTAACTTACGCCCAGATGACTTCAGAGAGATCTCAGAGGGCTATGGAATAGATCCCAAGGTCTATTTACCCATAATGGCTCGAGAGTACCCTTCTGGAGTCTACTTTACGTCCCCTAACGGCAAGATTGCTGGTATGGCAGGCGTAGGTAAACAAGGAGATATATGGATGCTTTGCACTCCAGTCATCCATGAACAACCGACTTTATTCGCAAGACAGGCAAAACGGTATGTCGATAACCGTACAGAACCTTTACTTTGGAATAAAGTTGACTGTAGGAATAAAGTACATTTAAAACTACTTAAGTTCCTTGGTTTTACATTCTTACGTAAGTTTGAATGGGGACCAAACAATGTAACATTTATTGAATTTTGCCGTGTGCATAGACGCTAATGCGGGACTTAGAGCCCAGCAAAAACAGAGATGGAGAGAAAAAAATGCTACCTTCGCTCAACAAGGATTAAAGTTTTTTAATAAAGAAACTAGCCTACGTAGAGCTAAAGATAGAAACATAATGGGATATACTCGTGATACTAGCGATGCTTATGTCCGTGCTCTCTATGCCCAAGGAAAAGGACGTGTAGCTGTACGAGATGCAGCAGCTAGATTCTTTTCAGATAAAAATAGAGGTCGCTCTTTACAGGGTGGTAGAGCTAGATCTGCCGGTCGTAATAGCTACCTTAAATACTTAAATACAGTTTCCAAAGTAGACAGCGTAATGGACGCTACTTTTGGTAGAAATATGGCGTATGCACAAGAAGGTGCAAGACGTAAGTTCTTAAACAAGAACGCTGGTGCTAGACAAGCATTAGGTATCCCAGCATCATATGGAGCACCTGTAATGCAGTCAGGAACAGATTACTTCTCAGGATTCTTAAACTTAGCTAGTCAGGTTGTAGGTATCGGATCTGGTATACACTCTTGGTCATCATAAGGAGGTAATATGACTTCATCTTACGGAAACGTTATCGGGACTCCACGAGATCAATTACCCGATATAAGTGACACTAATTATTTAGCAACAGATGCTGATTTAACTGAATCAGTCAACGAACAGATCGACGAAAACATCAAGGACACTAAGCGGTTCTATGATGAAATGATCGAGATAGAAAAGAATCGAACACAAGCTCTTGACACACGATTAACAGCTTTAAACCAGTTTATTGATGGTGCAGGTAAATTTAGCAAGGCTTTAGAAGCAGACAGAGTCAGTAAAGAAATAGATAAGGTAAGATTTGCTGGTGATAAAAAATCTATCGGTAAGATACTAGAATTACAAAAGGAAGAAAAGAAACAAGATTTCTTCCTAATGGACATGGAAGGCTTTACTAAAAGGATCTTCGAGAGTACTGGTGGTAAAGTAGATATTAGAGCTAATAGTGATGATGCTCTTCAAACTTTATCTGACATTACTTATTCATTTAATCGTGACGAGGATCTAAGGACACAGTTAAGAAGTGTAAAAGAGTCAACAATAAGAGGAAATATAGATGCGGTGTTAGGTAACTTAGGTTTTGATGCGGTAACTGAGCCTCTAGCAAAAGAACAAATACGTCAATATGCTGAACAAACAGTTCGGAATAAGATACACGTAGGCGTGCTGGATGCAGGCTTTGATATATCATCTGGTCGTTATAAGAAAAACTTCTTAAAAATTATACAACCCGGTATCACTGAGTATCTAAAAGATAGGAATTATAAATGGGAATCAACTTATATCCAAAAGCTTGAAGCTAAAAGAACACAAGACTTTAAAGATAGAATTGAGGATTATATGGGTGCTATTAATTCTACACTGGCTGAAGGTCAAGATCTAACTTTATTTAGTGATAAGGAAGGTATAAATTTAATAGCACAGTATAAAGCTACATTTTATCCTGATGACCCTAATGGTCAACAGAAAACTATGATGTTTGTAGCTGATACAGTATATGATTTGGTTAAAGACAATCCTAAATATATTCCTCATGCAGAAGCTTTCCTTAATAAATTAGTTTATTCAGATAGAAGTACAAAGACTGATTATCCAAGCGTCAATGCGTATCAAGAGAGTATTGATTTTGAGAAAGAACCTAAACGTTATAATAATATAACTCAGTTTATAAGAAAAATTGAGGACGGTATAAGGGAGTCAAAGAAGAAGGAAGAGGCAGAAGATAAATTAACTTATGACGATCATCTAAAAGCCTTTAAAGAAAAATATTATCAACCATTAGTAGATAAAGTAAAGACTAGACCTAATAACGCTGTAACTAGGTGGGAAGCAGCACAAGTCTACGCTGCGTTCTTATCAAATGAAGATTTGTATAATGCAGCTGATCAAAAGATGCAAGTACCAAAATGGCTTGATGATATGTGGAATAAGGTAGATATGAATGGCTTGGATGATGGAGTTGCTAAAAGACTTGAATTTGCAAAGTTGGTAAATGAGAGAGGTACATTTATCCAAGATATGATTAAAGCACGTAAAGCTAGCCAAGGTCTATCAAATAAACTAGAACCAAATGATCTATTATTAGCCAAACGTTTACAAGATATACTAGCTGCTGAACTTATAGAAGGTACTACAGGACCAGTTTCACAACTCGATATTGAAATCAGAAATGCTGGTACTCCAGAAAGTTTCCTTGATGGTCGTTTAAAGGATATAGAAACAAAGTTTCTGAATGGAGATTATGACGGTTTAGGACAAAGATTAAAGAATGATGGTGTTGAAAAAGGTGAGGCATTAAGGCTAGCATATGAAAACGATCCTAGCTTATTATATTCTGAAAAAGTACACGACGGTGAAGCTATACATTTAGATAAAGCACTAATGTATATAAGAAGTGGTGGACAATTAAATTCAGAAGTTAAACAGTATTTTAGACAGTTTAGATTTAATAGTTTAAAAGATGAGAACGGTAATCCGCTAGATGTTCATGAAATGATGATTGCAAGATTAAAGGCTACTGGTGCGATTGAAGAGGATGATATTTTTGGTGCACGTCTGAAGAACAACTTAGAATACCTTAGTTCGGAAGATAAGAAATACTTATTAACTAATGGTACACATGGAGTACATAATATTGCCACAAAAGATGGTGGTAAGCATGCAAAACAAGTACTAAAGAATTTAGAAAGTATTTATGCTAACGGTGAGTTTGGTAATCGTCAGACAGGTTATAACTATTATAATACTGGTTATGCTAGAAATAGATATGGTACAAATATAAGTGCAAATGTTTTCGGTCATGATATAACAAAAAGAAATATTGAGTATATAGCTAGAATTGCTAAACAGCATCCAAAAATAGAAATGGGTATGTACGGTATTACAGGTGAACACTTTTTACAAATATATAATCAAGAAGGTTTTAAAGAAGCATTTAAAGGGAACCAAAGATTTGATGGTGACTTTCAAGATTATTTAGTCTTTGAAATGATGCGTTACAATCTTCAAAGATCTAATTCTATACGAGGTATGGAGTTTGATGATAAAGGTAGATATGTAACTAAACTTAGTCATTTCAATCAAGACGAAATAGCAGCTATGAATGAGATATTTCCTAATTTAAAAAACATGTCTTTTAGCCAATTACACAATCTATCCCCAGCGATTGCTAAGTTAGTCCTAAACGAAGTTAGGTATAAAGCAGAGCAGAAAAAAGTATTAGAGCATAAAGAAAAGTTAACAGAAAGACTAGACGAAGTCCGAGACGAATTTTTTACAGGTAAATGACACAATCTTACACAGGTGGGGAGGGTTATGATCCAACCATGGATGCTGTTGATATTGTTGCTGGTAAAACTAGAGAAGCTCTTGATGAATTTAATCAAAGAGAGGAAGCTAGATTACAAGCAAACCAACAGAATCTTGAAGTTGAAGAGCAAGCTCGATCAGAACAAGACGATCCACGCAACGCTGACACTTGGGGTGCTAAGGCTCTCATAAAAGAAGGTCAGTCAATATTGTCAGGCGGTATACAAGATACAGCATCTTCTATAGCTACGTTTCCAGAACGTACTGCGGATGCTCTATCTGGAGAAATGCAAAGACAAAAGAAAGAAGAAGGAAGATATACACCAGATTGGACACCTTTTGGTGGTTATGACAATCCTATAGAGACACATACATGGTGGGGTAAACAGTTACGTGGGTTAGTCCATTTTGGATCTCTAGCAGTTGGTACAGTAGCAGCAGCTAAAGGTGTAGCAGCTACAGGTCTTGTTACTATACCAGCTGGTCTTGTAGGTCTAGCTAGTAGTAGCTTAGCTCGTGGTGCAGCTATTGGAGCTGTGTCTGATCTTGTATCTAAAGAATCAGACGAACAGAACGTATTAGGTGCTTTAAGTGAAAGGTATGGTTGGGCTGATACAGTATTAGCTACAAAAGATACCGACCATCCTGTAATGATGAAGATTAAAAACATCGTTGAAGGTATGGGAATAGGTCTTGTATTTGATGGTATAGCATATACATTAAAGAAAGGTTCAAAACCAGTTGTAGATCAGATCAAAGCACGTAATAAAAGCATAGATGACCAAACTGTTAAAGCTGGTATTGCACAATTACGTAGAGGAGAAACAGAATTTAGAGCTGATAAGAACAGACCTCTAGCTGAACCTCATCAAGGAGCACATATATCAGAAGTTGAACCAGACGTAGCTCGTGAACAATTACGTCGTACACGTAAAGAGTGGGGAGCAGAAGAAGGATCTACTGGTTCTGTTACTACACCTATAGAACGTGAACGTATAGCACAGTATGGTGGTACAGATGACGAAACTGTAGAACGTATTGCAAAAACATTAATGAGCAGTGATAAGTTTGCTAAAGAACTAGAAGCTGCTAAAGGTGATAGAAGAAAACTAGCTGATAAATTTAGAGATCATGTAGAAGCACATCAAAGTATTACACAAGGTAGAAATGCTGCTGAAATGTCAGCAAGAGAGTATTTAAAAGATATCATCGAAGCACAAAAAGACGTAGTAGACGGTATAGAGATATTAACATCTAAGGATGTTGTTACTCTTGACCTCATTGTAGGTACATTACTCAAACAACTACGAGATACAGGTATTGCTGGTAGAGAAATAGCTGGCTTAGTAGACTTACAAGCTATAGATGGACCTACTAAACAAATAGTAGATACTATGTTATCTGCATTATTTATGACTAAGAAAGCTAGATTTGTAAAGTCCGATTCATTTAGAGAATTAGGAGCTGGTAAATCACGTAAAGCTGCTATTAATAAAGTAGTTAAACAAGAAGTAGAAGCCTCAAGAGAAGCTATTCTTTCTGTGTTAAATATTGCATCAGATGGTAGCGATGATTTACTTATGGCAGTGTATGAAGCATTTTCTATGATGAAAGATGTTAATACATTAGATGACTTTGATAACTGGGCACGTAAGGTAATACTCGGTGGACAACTACAACCCGGTGGACCAGAGCGTACTGGTGTACTGATACGTGAGCTAGAAGGTGTAATGACACATAGCATACTATCAAGTCCTAAAACACCAGCTCGAGCTATTATGGGTACATCCACGGCAACATTCCTTAGACCTTTAGCTACGGCTATCGGTGCTGGATTCCGATATCCTTTTACTGGTGATACAACTACATTAAAAGCAAGTCTTGCATCAGTTAATGCAATGGTAGAAGCTATACCAGAATCATTTACATTGTTTAGAGAGAAACTAAACTCATATTGGAAAGGTGATGTAGCGTCTATTAAGTACAAAAGATATGGTGGTGAATATACCAAAGGTGATGAAAACTGGGAAGTATTACGTAGATGGGCAGAAGATAGCGGTAGAGCTAACCCCGGAGAAACGGCGGCTTTCCGTTTAGCTAACATGGCACGTAATGCAAACAGTACTAATCTCTTTACATATTCCACAAAGCTTATGGCTGCGACTGATGATGCGTTTGCATACATATTAGGTCGAGCTAAGATGCGTGAAAAAGCTATGCGTAAAGTTCTTGAGTTACAAGAAGGTGGATATAAGACACCTAAGATAACAAAAGACTTGATGAAATCATATGAAGATGACTTTTATGGTCAAGTATTTGATACTCAGGGTAATATAATAGATGAAGCAACATTATTTGCACGTAGAGAAGTAACACTTACACAAGATCTTACAGGCTTTGCAAAGGGACTTAATGATGTATTTACATCAACTCCTTTAGCTAGACCTTTCTTTTTATTTGCTAGAACTGGCGTAAATGGTCTTGCATTAACAGGTAAATTTACACCCGGTTTTAACTTCTTAGTTAAAGAGTTTAATGATATAGCTCTTGCACGTCCTGACAAACTAGATAACGTTCATAAATATGGTATCACATCTCCAGAGGAATTAACTAATGCTAAGGCTTTACAAACAGGTCGATTAGCTATGGGTTCTGCTGTAGTATTTATGGCTACACAGGCATGGATGCGTGGTGATCTTAATGGTAACGGTCCAGTTGATAGGCAAAAGAGACAGATGTGGATAGATGGTAAATGGGAACCAAGAACTATAAAGCTTGGAGCCGTACGTGTTGGTTACGATCAATTTGAACCATTTAACCTTATTATGTCTACAATAGCTGACGTAGGTGATGCAAGTGAATTAATGGGTGAAGAATGGACAGAGAATGAATTAGGTAAGATTTCTCTTGTAGTAGCACAAGCTATAACAAGTAAATCATATCTAGCTGGTATTCAACAGTTTGTTGATTTATTCGGTGGTAGACCCGGTCAATTTAATAGAATTATAGCTAGTTTAGGTAATAACCAATTACCACTATCTGGTTTACGTAATGAATTAAGTAGATTATTTACACCTTATATGCGTGAAATAGCATCAGGTATTGATCAGTCAGTACGAAATCGTAACTTGCTACTTGAGAACTTTACATCTCCAGAGAATAGATTACCAATTAAGTATGATATGCTTAATGGTAAGCCTCTTAAAGATTGGGATTTCATGACTAGAGCATTTAATGCAGTTAGTCCTATATCTCTTAGTTTAGATCAAAGTCCGGGTAGAAACTTCTTATTTGATAGTGGTTACGATCTTAGACAGTCTACATATTATGCACCAGATGGTACTAACTTAACAAAATTACCAAAAATTAGATCTGAATTTCAACGTGCTATTGGTGAACAAAACTTAGAACGAGAATTAGATAAGATGGCGGTAGATCCTAAAATGATTGCGTCTATGAATAAGATGTATGACGATATTAAAGCTGGCAGACGCTCACAGTATGATGCAAGGGACTACTATCACAACATCAAAATTAAACGATTATTTGATAGAGCAAGAAGGGCAGCTTGGCATCGTATCAGTTCTGAGTATGCGATTGCTGACGTTATACGAGAACAAAGACTTAAGAAATACGAACAAAAGCAAAAACAGACACAAACAGCAAACCTACTAAATATGTATAGATAAATGGCAACAACATTCGCAGATTTAGACGGGAATGGACAAGCGTCAAGATCATTCTCTTTTCCATCTATAAAAGAAGCTGATATAAAAGTAGAAGTTGACAATGTAACTTATGAAAACCGAGGTATAACTGGAGCAAACTCTGGTGCAACAACCTTTAGAATAACCAGCTACACAACAACTGGTGGTGGGAATATAGTATTTGATACAGCTCCTGCAAGTTCAGCTAATAAAATACGTATCTATCGAGATACAGACGTAGATACCGCTAAAGCCACTTTTACAGCGGGATCATCAGTTAAGGCAGGAGACCTTAACAATAACATGACGCAGATATTATATGCTGCACAAGAAGAACAGAATCAAACAATATTAACATCTGATATAAAAGATTTGGCTGTAACAACAGCTAAAATAGATAACGATGCAGTTACTACAGCTAAGATAGCTGATGATAATGTAACACTGGCAAAACTAGGTAGTGGTGCTCTACCTACAGATATTACAGTAGCAAGTGCTAACTTAGTTGATGGTACAATAGTTAATGCTGATGTTAATGCGTCAGCAGCGATAGCTGGTACAAAAGTTACACCAGCTTTTGGAACACAGAATGTATCTACAAGCGGTACGCTAGCTAGTGGTGCTCAAACTGTTACAGGTAATATTGCTGTATCAGGAACAGTAGACGGCAGAGATGTAGCTGCTGATGGAACAAAATTAGATGGAATAGAGAGTGGAGCTACAGCAGATCAAACTAATGCTGAAATTAGAGCTGCTGTAGAAGCTGCATCTGATAGTAATGTCTTTACAGATGCAGACCATACCAAACTGAACGGAATAGAACCAGCAGCTACTGCGGATCAAACTAATGCAGAAATTAAAACTGCCTATGAAGCAAATGCTAATACTAACGAGTTTAGTGATGCAGAGCAGACTAAATTAGCTAATATAGAAACAGCGGCTACCGCAGATCAGACAGCTAGTGAAATAAAAACACTATTTCAATCTGATAAGCTTACGATATCTGAAATGAATACTACATCTTTAGATGGTAGATATTTTACAGAAACTGAACTAACTG